GTGGAGCGGTACGCCCTGCACCTCAATGGTGCACGGGCCGCCCGGGAGGCTGGTTATTCAGAAGCTACGGCCAAAGAAACGGCGTACGAGAACCTGACTAAACCTCACATCAAAGAGGCATTGGCCCCGCTGCTGGAAGCACGGCAGATGCCGGTTGAGGAGGGCATTTCGCGACTCACCGACTGGGCAAGGGCCGACATGAGCCCGTTTGTTACAGAGGATGGCGCATTAGACCTCACAAGTGAAGAAGCCCGCGCCAATCTGCATCTGATCAAGAAAATAACCCAGGGGCCTCGTGGTATTAGCATCGAGCTGCACGACGCCAAAGATGCGGTGGTTAAGATTCTCGAAGCCCAGGGTAAGATCAATCCGCAGGGTGGTAATGGGGTCAACGTAACCATTTTTCAACTTCCTGACAATGGCCGCTAAGACGATCTGCCCACAGGCCGGTTATCAGATGCGGGCACTGGCCAGCCCGGCCGACATCGTCATTGGTGGGGCTGCGGCCGGCGTCGGAAAAACCTTCTCCCTGTTACTCGAGCCGCTGCGGCATGTGAACAATCCTGATTTTGGGGCAGTATGCTTCCGGCGTACCTCGCCCCAGATCCGGGCCGAGGGTGGTTTGTGGGACACCTCCCAGCAGTTGTACCGATTCGCTGCGGGAAACCCCAAGGAGACGACACTCGAATGGACCTTCCCCAAGGGAGCGCGGGTCAACTTCTCCCACCTCCAGCATGAGTCCGACATCTACAATTGGCAGGGTGCCCAAATCGCCCTGTTGATGTTTGATGAGTTGACCCACTTCACCGAAAAGCAGTTTTTCTACATGCTCAGCCGAAACCGCTCTACCTGCGGAGTTCGGCCTTATGTCCGGGCAACGTGTAATCCCGACCCCGAATCGTGGGTGGCCCGGTTTATCAGCTGGTGGATCGACGAGGAAACGGGTTTTCCGATTCCAGAGCGCGACGGTGTGCTCCGCTACTTTACCCGGCACGGTGATGATTTTATCTGGGGCGACTCCAAGGATGAGGTGATTGAGAAGGCATGGTTCGCTCTGGAGCCATTGGTCACAGAGTCCGGTATCGCGGCCGAGGAGTTTGTCAAGTCGGTCACGTTCATTTCTGGCCGCATCTACGACAACAAGGAGCTGCTCCAAAAAGACCCCGGCTATCTGGCCAACCTCAACGCGCAGGACGAAGAAACGAAACTGGCATTACTGGCAGGTAACTGGAAGGTAGTCATTTCCGATCTGGACATCTTCGACTACTACGCCCTCAACGGCTGCTTCGACAATGTGAAGGCGGTCAATGAAAGTGGCCGCTATATCACGGCCGACATCGCCCTGAAGGGTTCCAATAAATTCGTAGTCGGTGCCTGGCATGGCTTTAAGTTGCAGGAGGTGTCTGTTATGCCCAAATCAGATGGGCGTGAGGTAGTCGAACTGATTGAACGCATGGCCAAGGTCCACCAGGTGCAGAACCGGCATATTGTCTTCGATGCCGACGGCGTGGGGGGCTTTATCGATGGCTTTATCAAGGGAGCCCAGCCGTTCCATGGTGGGGCTGCTGCGATGGAAGCCAAAGCCGATTCAGGGCAGAAGCAGAAAGAGAACTACGAGAATCTGAAGGCTCAGTGTTTCTACCGAATGGGCGGCCGGGTAGGTCGGGGTGAGGTGGCTATCGCGGCCGAGGTCGGTCATTCGATGTACGACAAGAAGATGACCCACCGTCAACGCATTCTCCACGAACGCAAGGCTATCAAACGATACAAGGCCGACTCGGACGGGAAACTGCGGCTACTCCCCAAAGATGAAATGAAGGTGAAGCTGGGCGGTGAGTCGCCCGATTACATGGACATGATCGCCATGCGTGAGTTTTTCGAACTTAAACCCGCCCGACAGTGGGCCGTCGCATAATGCTAAAGGAACTGCGTACTAAACTGGCCACGGCCCTGATGCCCGGCACCTTGCCCGCTCTGCGTAGTGGGCGGCTCAATTTTATTTGGACCGGTCGGCAGGTGCAGGTATTGCCGGCCGATGTAGCTACCTACGTTCGGGCCTATACCGAGGACGATATGATTTTCTCGGTGCAGGACTGGAAAAGCCAGAAGATTGCGGCCGCTCCGCCAATGCTATTTCAGGTGAAGGACAAGGTGAAGTTTCGCCAGTACCGGGAATTGTCGCGTAAGTGTCTGGAACAACCCAACGACCGTATTCTGGGAATTGCCCGCAAAGCGGCTCGTGAGGCTGCCCTGGAACCCGTCGACCGGCACTATATTCTCGATGTGCTGGAGCGGCCGAACCCCATGCAGACCCGTGTCCAGTTGATGTATGCACTCGCCACAATGCTGGATGTGGTGGGTACGGTGTTCGTGTACGGGAACAAGCTCGATACCGGAGTCAATAAGGGTCAGGTTCGAGAGCTTTGGCGGCTACCGGAGCTGGGCATGATGGTCGAGGGCATGGGGCTGATGTCGGGGCCGACGGTGTTTCGGGCGCTGGGCTTGAGAGAAGCAATACCGGCCGACCGGGTGATGATGTTGAAGTCATTCAACCCACTCGCCGAAATCAACGCCCAATGGCACTGGGGCCTTTCGCGCCTGGAACCCCTGCGTAAGTCTGTACTGACGAAGCACGCGGAGGCCAATGCCGCCGAGGCCGAGGCCTTCCAGAACCGGGGAGCGCGTAAGCTGGTGTTTCCCAAGGGTGGAAACATCGACGATCTGGACGTAAAGCAGGTAAAAGAGGTGCAGGAGCATCTCGACGCAAAACTTTCGGGCGGGTACGGGAAAGTTATTGCGAACTCAATGGAGTTGGGCAGTATCGACGTGGGGAGTACGCTGGTCGACCTGAACATTATCGAATCGTACGACGCGATGCTGGAGAAAGTTTGCGCGGTGTATCATACCCGCAAAGAAGTGCATAGTTCGGGCAAGCAGAGCACGTTCAACAATCTGGCCGAGGCCCGGAAGTCGTCACTTACCGACGGGGTGTTGCCCGATCAGGCTTTGATTTACGACTACCTGAATCAGTTCTTCGTGGCCTCGTATAATACCGAACGGGAACAGTATCACCTCGAACCCGATCTGGATTACTACCCCGAGTTGCAGGAGGATAACGAGCGCAAAGCAAAGTATTTGGATCACCTCGCGCTGACTGAAAACCAGCGACTCGAAGCGTTCGGGTACGAGCCTCACGACCACCCCATGATGAACGTGCCGATGGTGCCCGCAGGCCGTACCCCGGTGACCGACTTCGTGCCAACTGACCCGCCATCGGGTAATGAGCCGGATACTGAGGAAGAGGACGTGTACGAAGAAGAGGCATAGCCATGTGCACGAAAACCGAGTATCCGACCTATCGGCAGGCGGCCCGGGAACTCCACCGGATTCGCCGACGCGCCAAGGCAGAATGTCCCAAACGGGTGTACTTCTGCCAGCACTGCAAACAGTTTCATCTCACCTCTAAACTTCGCTATCCGTATGGAAACCCCTAAGCCTGTACCGGCTCACTCTGAGCCCAACTACGATCCGGTTACCCGTGTGTACACCATTCTGGGAATGCGATTTCATGCCGACGTATTCCAGCTCCTCCACGATGCTGCTAAGAAAGGGCAGAAGTTTCGACTCATCGAGGCCGACGGCGAAATCTGTACGCTTGAACAATTGCCCGATTAATGACCCCCGCCCAAAACGACCGCGAATCGCGCCAGTATGTTCGGTGGCTCCTGACTATGGAGCGCCGGTCGACGGGTTACGTGCGTCTATGGCTCCGCCGGGTTCGTGAAGCGGTGATTGCCTATCTGGAAGAGAACGGCATCATGGCCACGCTAAACAACCTGGAACGGTTGGTGCCTGCCATGGACGTACGGGCGATGCTCGGTCGCATATACCGGCAGGTGTTTCCCTCGGCCGCGACGGGGGAGTTTGAGCGGATTCGGCAGATGGTTGCCGACCAAGGAACGCCCATACCTGAGTCGATGCAGGTAGGGTTTTTCTCGCGGGTATGGCAGGGCCGGGTGGAGTCGATGCTCATGCAGCCCGATACGGCCGCCCGGGTGACCCAGATCAGCAACACGACCCGTACCGCCATCCGTCAGGCGCTCGTCGGAGCCAACGCCGAACGGCTCGACATCCGAGCCACGGCCCGGCGCATCCGCACGGCCATCGGGGGGAAGCGGGGCGAACGGCGTAGCATAACCATTGCCCGTACCGAAACCACGCGGGCTGCCAACGCGGGCCACGAAGCCGGGGCCGCATCGACGGGGCTTGATTTGGCGAAGCGGTGGGTGGCTACTGCCGACCCACGCACACGCGACGCCCATCGGGCTATGATCGGCAAACCTGCGATTCCCAAAGAGGCCCTGTTTACGGTCGGAGGGGTGCGGATGCGTTACCCCGGCGATCCGGCCGGCGGAGCGGCCAACTGCGTGAATTGCCGGTGCCGGGTGTTGTACGTACCTGCTGGAACGCCCTACGCGCGGCCGATGGCGTTGGGGGATGACGAAGACATAATAGCCGGGCCAACAAAGCCGATCACTCGCGATATTATCAAGAAGCGGAAAGGTGTCCCGTTTAGTGAGGCTAAAACTACCGATGAAGCGGCTACGTGGGCTGAGCAGCACATTGGCGGAGAAGTAGATTATACAGGGATTGCCCCTAAAGTGGCTAATCGGATCAACAACCAGCTCTATGCTCTGAAAGTGAAATACGGCAAGAGTTATGACAGTATAGCGATTCGGTTTGATATGCAGAGGGATACTACCTTTTCGACCGGCTTGATGTATGAAACCACCAATCAGGTACAGCTGCTCATAAATGGTAACCTGTGGAGTCCGCGTAAAGCTCGTCAAACCGAGGAATACGCAGCCAGAATGGAGAAAGTAGGCTTTTTCTTCCGGGGAAGTGTGGAGTCCGCCGTAGTGCATGAGTATGGTCACTTGCTCCACCTGTCTACATTTCTGGATTCAGATATCAGCTACGAGCGAATTAATGCAAATTGGGTGCGTAGCCTGAGTAAGAAGCTATCAGAAGAGGAAAAACAGGATGCCATCTCCAAGTATGCCCGACTGGATCAGCATGAGTCCTTAGCTGAGGCATTCGTAGCCTATCACTATTTGCCTAACAGGGTCGAAAAGCTCTCGGCGCTGGAGCGGTTACTACTCAAAAAAATAGTATCTTTACCATAATGGAAAAGCCACTAAAAGACATGGGACAACGGATTCCTCCCTGCTTTCAATGTGAGCACTCGGGCGTTAAAAAGAAGCGTCTTGTGTGCCGGGCTTATCCGAATGGAGTTCCTGAGAAGTACGAGTTTGGCGAAGAGGAACATCGTACCGTTCAGCCGGATCAGGTCGGTACGTTTGTGCTTAAGCGTGATGTGTAGCGTTTGCTCCCTGGCATTATGACATCGATGTATTGTTTTAAATGCGTTCACTATGGGAAGCGGTTCACCTGTGCAGCGTACCCAAAGCGCATACCCGATGACATCTTCACGGGAAGACGCAAGCATGACACCGTGCAGCCCGATCAGGTAGGTGATCGTGTACGGGAGGTAAAACCGGAGTTGGCTAAGGTGTTTCCGGAAGGCCAGCCCGCGCTTCGTGAATAGCCCCTTCGCCAATTGCCGAAGAGTCGAATTTTAGCCCCTTTCCCCAAGGGGCTTTTTAGTTTCACCGCAACCAAATCAGGGCACACGGTGAAATTTAAATCTATATCGGGCGGGGCCGTCGATGTCGACACGCAAAAGCGGCAGGTCGTCGTTTACTTCTCCAAGTTCGGCAACGTCGACTCCGATGGCGATTTGATGTTGCCCTCGGCATTCACCAAAACGATTAAGGAACGTGGCCGCAAGGGTTCTGACTTAATCTGGCATCTTTCCAACCACCGTTCACAGCCCGAGTTCTGCCTGGGTAAACCCGATCTGGAGGTTGACACGACCGGACTCAAGGGTATCACTACGTTTCTCGATACCTCGCACGCGCTGGATGTCCTGAAAATGTATGACATGGGGCTGGTGAATCAGCACTCGGTCGGATTTCGCACCGTCAAGGGCGATTCGCGTACCACGTCCATTGGTGGGCGTTACTTCGAGATCGCCGAAGTTAAACTCTTTGAGGGGTCGACGGTGCTTTGGGGGGCCAATCCCGATACGCCGACGGTGGAGGTCAAATCATACCGAGACCTCGAAGAGCAGTTTGTCTCTCTCACAAAGGCCCTCAAAACGGGCACCTTCACTGATGAATGCTTTATTCAGTTAGAGTCCCAGTTTGCCCAAATGCAGAGTGTTCTCAAATCTCTGAAAACCACTGAGCCGGAAATTACCACTCAGCCGGATTCGTCCGATTTGCAGGCCCTTGCCCAGCGGCTTAAATCTCAATTTTCTTTTTAATCACAACCATGAATCTGCAACTCTGCATGATGATGTTGGCGGTCTTTGCTCTTTTTCTGAGCCTATCCGCCCGGAAGGGTAATCCGTCATTTGCCCTGTCGATGGCTCTTATGGCGAGCAACACAAATCCGCTCTATGAGCGTACGGCGCGTTGGTTCAATACCTCACTTGAAGACGTTGAAAAAGGCGTCAAAGAAGGCATTGATAAGATGAAGGATACCGTAAAGGGCTGGGTGGATGAACTGAAAGAGGCCGATAACAAAAAGGCTAGCAAAGATGACATCGAAGCCCTTAAAGGTGAATACAAGGATAGGTTCGAGCAGCTCCAGAAGGGTCTCGACGATCTGCAACTTGAGGCTAAACGCCTGAAAGAGTCGGATGGCTCTACGCGCACTAAGTCGTTTAAGCAGCAGATCGAGGAGCAGTTGAATGCCACGACCGCTGACGGCAAAACGGCGGTAAAGAGCCAGCTGTTGCAGAAAAACACTTCGGTGAATCTGGAAATCAAGGCAGCTGTCAACATGACCTCCTCGAATACTGTAGCCTCTGGCTCACGGATTCCGGTTTGGTCGCGTGATCCGGGCGTAGCCAAGGCTCCAGACCGGCAGCCGTTCATTACCGATCTGATCACAGTAGCCTCGCTCGGTGAAAGTGATACGGCCTCTTGGGTGGAGCGCGTTGACCGGCAGGGTGGCGCAGCCACGACGGCAGAGGGTACCAAGTACGCCCAAATCTCGACCAGCTATCAGGAGTTCAGCCGTTCGGCCGAGTTCATCACGGTGTTTGCCAAGTTGTCTCGTAAGAACCTCAACGACATCGACTACCTGATGGGTGAGATTCAAAGCGAAATCATCACCTCGCTTGAGTTGAAGGCTGACGAGCAGGTGTTTAAGGGTGACGGCACCTCGCCCAACCTGAAGGGCATTCTGGAGTATGCAACGGCGTTTGCCAAGCCAGCCGGTTTGCTGGCTGTTGCCGATGCCAGCTACTTCGATGTACTGGCCGCAGCGGCTACGCAGGTGTACAACAACCTGTTTACGCCTACGTACATCGTCATGCACCCGACCGATTTGCTGGCGCTCAACCTCAAGAAAGACGCTAACGACGTGTACGTGATGCCGCCATTCTGGGACATGAACGGACGCCGTATTTCGGGCCTGCCAATTGTGCAGAATGTAGGGGTAACGCAGGGTAGCTTCTTAGTGGGTGATTTCACGCAGTCGATCTTCAAAGTGCGCGAAGGGATTGAGTTGAACATCTACGACCAGAACGAGGACGATGCCGTGAAGGGCTTCAAAACCATCACGGGAACCATGCGCGGGGTTCACTACATCAAAGGGCCCAGCACGAAGGCGTTTGTAAAAGGCACCTTCGCGGCTGGTATCACGGCGCTGCTGGCCTAATCGCTCATGAAGACGATCACCACAACGGGCACTCTCGAACAGACGGGAGTGCCCGAAAACACAACGGTGACGGTGCCTGACTGGATCGCTGACAGCTACATCGCCGACGGTGTTGCTTATCTGGCAGAGGAAGAGATTCCTGAGCCGGATGAGGAGCCAGAACCGGAAACTGAACCAGATGAGGAGCCAGAACCGGATGGAGAATCGGAACCGGATGGAGAATCGGAGCCGGATGAGGAACCTGCGCCGGAGCCAGAGACCGAACCTGAAAAAGGTGAACCTGCACCGGAGCCTGAAAAGGCCACTGTCGAAGAGAAGCCCGAAAAGCGTAAAAAAGCCTAAGAATAACCGTTCGCATGACTCAGCAGCTAACCATAACGCCCACCAGCACAGCGGATGCTATGGCTACGACGCTGCTACCGTCGCTGAAGGGTTTGCTTTCGATTGACTTCAACCAGCACGACACCCGGTTAAAAGCTTGCCTCACCGCAGCCATTAACCGGGTGAGTAGCTGGACGGGGGCGACGCTGATCCCCTCGACGGCGGTACTGGTTGTGTCGACTCCCATAGCCTGGCGGATTCCGGTGGTTCCCTTTGTGGCCGTTACCGGGGCCGAACTGGACGGGGTGACGCTGACAGACCTCGCGCCGTATGCAGGTGGCTACATTCCAGATATGCCCGTTGGTTCGGAGTTGAAGCTGACTGTAACCACTGGTTACACGACGCTGCCGGGTGATCTGGCCGAGGCTATTTGTTTACTGGCCGGTTCGCTCTTCGATAATATACCCCGTGAGTGGAAAACACTCGCGCGGGCCTACCGAACCGTCACATGGGCAAGCTAACCGAACCGATACAGATTGTGCGGGCAGGTACGGTGCCCGATGGAGCCGGGGGCTTTCTGACGGGTGCTGATGTCGCGGTGTTTTCGGGTCTGTTTTCGGTGAAACGCCGAAACGGCACGATGACCGCCGAGGGCTTTAAGCCCTATCTGAATCCTCGCTACTCGTTTACGGGGTATGTACCGGCTACGATTCAGTTGCATGTGGGCGATGTGATTATTTACCGGGGTGAGCGGCTGGGGCTAATTGCGCCACCGCTGCTGAGTGACGACCGTCGGCAGCAGACCCTTGAAACCCAATCGCTGACACCATGATGCGCCTGAATGGACTGGACAATGTGCTTCGTTCGTTTCGTGGGGCGGGCCGTACCCTTCGACAGGAAGCGGCTAATCTGGCTGAGCGGGCGGGGCGCAACATTGAAGCGGAGGCCGTGCTAAATGCGCCCGTCGACACGGGTAAACACCGGCAATCGGGCAGCTACGAGCCCACGAATAACGGCATGGGGGCGAAGGTGAGTTTTTCGATGGCTTACTCCCCCTACCTCGAATTTGGTACGGGTGGCCTGGTAAATGTGCCGCCCGGATTCGATGATCTGGCCTCTCAGTTTCGGGGTGCAGGAGGTCGGCAAATCAATCTACCTGCCCGGCCCCACCTGATACCCGCCTTTCTTAAGCACCGCGAAATCTACTACAACGACCTGAAGCGCCTACTCTCCCGACTATGACCGACGCTGGTTTTGCCCTCGCTGCTGCCTACGCGACCCTACTGGGCGGGTTGACCTACAACGGAAAGTCGGTAGTCCTCTACAGCTTACAGGCTCCCGACAACGCCGTAGCACCCTACATCATTCTGGGGCCGTGGGTGAGCGTGCCGGCCGGGACAAAAGACAGTTTCGGTCAGACCGGAGAGATTACGCTTGATGTGGTAACCCGGTTTACGGGACCTGTCAGCAAAAAACCGGCAACGGACATTGCTAACCTGGCTACGGCACTCATTACGCCGTCACCGGGCAAAACGGGACTATCGGTCGCGGGATTCAATGTAGTTCGGGTGCAGGTAGTGGGTACGCGTGATATGCCGCAACTGTCGGACACTGATACGGTAGTCCGAAAAATCATTACTGTGAGTCACACACTTAACCAAGTATAATCATGGCAGAGAAATTAAATGGTACCCTTGTCCGACTTGAAGTTGAATCGGTAACGCCCGGTACCTGGCTGCTGGTGTCCGAAGAAACGAGCCAGACTGAGCGGCTGAACGTGGACAAAATCGACGTAACCAGCAAAGACAATGGCGGCTGGCGTGAAGAGATTCCGGGCCTGAAGTCGGGGGAAAACACGTTCGAGGTACTGGTTGACCGGGCTACCTCGGCGGGCAAAATCAACTACTCGGCTCTGCGGGCCATGCTACTGTCGCGTGAGATCAAGAACTGGCGTATCCGCATTGATGCCACGCAGGATATTGGCGTGACCTTCAAGGGTTTTTTGACCTCGTGCGAGACGACCGCCGAAATGGAAAACGCTTACCGGGCTTCACTGGGTCTGTCAATCACCACGCAGCCAGTAGAGGGCAACCTGACGGCCTAATTCGTTCTAAACCGGGGGTTTTTGGCTGATTCGTACGGATTTGCCGGAAACCCTTTTTCGTATCTCACTATGAACAACATCGTACAGGCCGGGTCGCATACCCTCGCCTACAACGTATTAGCAATCCGGCATTTTGCGCGGGCTTTTAACCTCTCCACCGACCCCGCCCAAATCATGCGGTTTGTGTCGGCACTCCACCCCGATGAGTACATGATTGAACTGGTACGTGCGGGATTGGAGGGCTACGCGAAGACTCAGAACAAGGCCGCTACCTATACTGAGTGGCAGATTGTGGAAATCATCGACGCAGGAACACCAGGGCAGGGCGTAGAGATTTTCGACGCCTTTGTGGGATCGCTGTATCGGAAAACAACGGAGGAGGCCCGGCGCATCCGGCTGGAAATGGAAGCGGCATTAGCTGCCAATCCAGAGCCTACCCAAGAAACGGAGCCAGACCCAAACGCCGAACCCCAGTCTGGCCCAGCTGGGGAGAATTAGAGGAGAAGGCATTTCGGGTGGGCCTGCTGCCGGATCAATTCTACACAATGGGCTACGGGCAGGCTATCGCCTATATCATCGCCCGGCAGGAGGTCGCACACGAGGACTGGGTGTCGATGATGAAAGGGGTCCGGATTCTGGCAACTGAAATCTACAATCAGGACCGCAAGCGACGCATAAAACCCGAGCAGTACATGAGCCTGCCCGGTGAGGAAAGTCCGTCGGTAAAGCGGGCCAAATCACGTCAGGACATGACGCCTGAGGAAAAACGAGAAGCCCTCCGGCAGTTTGCAGCCGGGCTGGCATATACCAACACGACAACGTAATTAGCTATGGATGCCCGCAGTCTATCAGTAGCATTAGGACTCGACGACCGGCCCTTTGCGCAGGGTCTTAACCGGGCCTCGCAAAACCTGTCTGGGTGGGCAGGCCGGATGCAGCAGACCGGCAGTCGGGCGCTCGGCCAGTTGTCGGGCAACATGAACCGGGTCGGCCGAGACGCCCGCAATATGGGTTCACAACTCACTGCCGGATTCGGTGCGCCTATGGGCTCGCTTGGTGGACTCATTGCCGGTATTGGTGGCCTGTATTCAGCGCTGGAGCTGGCTAAGCGGGGTCTGACGATTATCAGCGACCTGAACCGACTGGATCGCAGTCTGCAGGCGGTTTCCTCGTCGACCGCCGACTTTAACCGGTCTCAGGCGTTCTTACAGAGTACCGCCCAGGGGCTTGGGCTCGAATATCAATCGCTGACTAAGGCTTATATAAGCCTTAAGGCCGCTTCCAACGGTACGGCCATTGAGGGGGCGCAGACGGAGAAAATCTTTACGGCAGTAGCAAAGGCATCGGCTGCGCTCGGCCTTACTTCAGAGCAGACGGAAGGTTCGCTGATGGCCCTGCAGCAGATGATGTCGAAAGGCAACGTCTCAGCCGAAGAATTACGCGGCCAACTGGGTGAGCGGCTGCCGGGAGCGTTTCGGCTCATGGCCCAGGGTCTCGGCGTTTCGGAGCAGAAGCTCAACAAGATGCTCGAACAGGGGCAGGTGTTGTCGGCGGTGGCCTTGCCCAAACTGGCTGAGCAGCTAGAGAAAACCTATGGGGCCTCGGCGCAGAATAACCTCAAGGGGATGTCGGGCGGCCTATCGCGCCTGACAACCGAGGTGCAGCTATTGCTGAAGGAGTTCGATAATAAAGTGGGTGTCGATTCCTTTTTCGGCTCGGTACTGACCGGGTTCGCGAACATGGCTGGTACGATTCGCAATCTGGTACGCTCAACCGACTGGAAGGATCTCACTGACCTCTTCGCCGGGCGTACCTCAATCGGGCAATTGATGCGCGACGGAGCTGTTGAGGGGTATAACCAGAAAGAGCGAGATAGGGCCTTGTCTGATTTTCGGCAGATGACCCCTCAGCAACGAGCAGTTGAGCTTAAAAACCTCCGCGATGATATGGAAACCGCTCAGGGGGAAGTAAGTCGCATTGCTAAAGCTCCGTATAGTAAGGCCAGCGAAAAGCGGGCTATTGAGCTAGAGGAATATGATAAGTCATTAGGTCAAAAACTGAATGACTTACAGTGGGAAGATGATCAGCTTCGTAAACAGGAGGCTATTAATGCTGCACGCTTAAAAAACGCTAAAACAGGTGGTGGTAATAAGGCGGCTGATAAAGCCGTCTATGTTCCTAAATCTGGTTATGAGGGATTAGTCACCGAGCGAAACCGGTTAGAGGGCCGTACTAATGACATACAGTCGACGGGTTCAAAAGACCCGAAGATCATGGCCGAGTTGCAACTGTTGCAACGGGCTTTCTCGGCCGTTGATACCCAAATCAAGGAGATCGATGAGAGCTGGCAAAACTTCGAGAATCGGGGGGCTGAACTAGAAATCACTATTCGGCCTGACGGGGTGGCTACTGAACTACTCGGTTTTCGTGGTCAGGCGGGTGGTGCCAACTTCCGGCCCGGCGATACGTCAATGGGTCAAACACGGCCGATTGGGACGATGCCCAAGATGCCGACCGCTGAGGAGTTTCGTAATAACGTAAAACCCGACCTCAGCGCAGAACACCTGCGGCAATGGCGAGAAGTAGAAGCGCAAAAGGCGCAGTCGTACCGGGTCATTGACCGCTCATTCATGGCCGAAGATGCGGAAATAGTTAAGGCCCGGTTTGATCAGATTTACGATGCGGTGATTGCGGGTGGTGGCAGCATTGAGGATGCCATGCGGAAAGCCAATGAGGTGGTAACCAACTCAGGCGAAGCACTCCAGCAAAATCTATCGGGAATCCTGCAAACAACGGCCGCCGATGCCATGGCTGGCTTTGGGGAGCTGCTGGGCGGTATGCTTATGGGAGTTCGTTCGCTGGAAGAACTGCCTGCTATGATCGGGAGGCTATTTGGGCAGATGGCCAAGCAGATGGGTAAAGCCATGATTGCTTTTGGTACGGCGGGTATTGCTGCCAAGGCGTTTTTGGCTAACCCCGCCGGGGCTATCGTGGCCGGTATTGCCCTGACAGCACTGGGCGCCATGCTGGAGGCATCGATGCAAAGCTCGATGCAGTCGGGTATGAGTAGCGGCTTGCCTAAATACGCATCGGGTGGGGTGTTCGACTCGACCAGCATCGGTATTTTCGGTGAGTACCCAGGGGCGCAGCGGAATAAGGAAATCGCGACGCCTGAGAAGTTGATGGGGTCGGTGTTTCGTCGGGAGCTGGTCGATTACGGCATGATGCACAACGGGACGGCAGAACCTGGGCGCAAAAGTGTCGATGTACGCATTGCACCAGTTGAGGTGAGGGCTAATGCGCATGAAATGAAGTGGATGCTGCAACAGGTTGACGAAACCCAAAACGACATATACGGATGATAGCGGGCTACGGACAACAATATACTATGCTGTTCCGGGCACGTCCGCTGACGTCTGACGTGGCCGATCTGGGGCAGTTGTATCGCGTTCAGTTTTTCCGGAGAGGGTACTCGGGTACTGTTACCGAACTGACGGCTGGTAGGGAGCCGTGGATTGAAGAAACTGAGGATAAGCTAATCGGCGTAAAAGCCAAGCTGATTCGTATCGGCGTAATCTGCCAAACGGTCGATCTGGCGTCATTCTACGCCGATAATGACCGCGATCTGCTGGTTGTGTTGCAGGCGCAGCAGAATAACTCGTTTGTGACAATATCCTCGGGTTGGCTCAACCCGTTCGATGCAACAGAGCCCTATCAGGAGGCCCCCTACGCTATGACCTTGACGGCCGCTTGCGGTCTGGGTTCATTGCAGGATTTCCCGCTCTATCGGTACCCGAGCCGGGTGGCATATCCTGAGCCAATAACGGCCCATGAATTACTTTACAATTGTCTGGAATGGGTAGGCTACCCCTTACCGCTACGGAGCTGGACGGGTCGGTACGAGGAGTCGATACTCGTGAATGGTACTGACTACCCGGCTGATACGGTTGATCCGTTGCAATACGTCAAAATTGACCCGCGCCGGTGGCTGCGTACTGACGGTACCTACGAATCATGTAAGACGGTACTCGATAATCTGTGTACGGATTTCGGCGCTGTGCTGGTGCAGCAACGGGGTGTCTGGTGTTTCCTCTCGCTCGACGCACAAACCTCGCCCCAGAAGTGGCACGAGTACAGCGCATCCATTGTCGCCATTCCGGCGCTGGTGCTTGAGCCTAACAATTACCAGTCGGGCGGAACGGGCGACATGCGTTGGGAGCCCAGTACATCGGTCGGTATCGTAGCGCAAAAAAAAACCGTCATCCTCAATTATGATTACGGTAATCCCACCAACCTGGTACGCAATGGCGATTTTTCATCACAGGGCGCTAACTGGACAGTTAACCAGTTGCCGGGTAAAACGGTGCAGTTTGAGGGTGACGGAGAAGCTGATAACTCGTTTCGGGTCCGGGTATTTGGGCAGTCCTCCGCGGGGGAATTGTTGCCAGCTCAACCGGGCGAGTTTGAGGTAATTGCAAGCCTGCGGCAGAGTATCAGCATGATTCGTGGTTCCCGGCCGGCCGTTTCACAGGGGAGAGGCAACGGGGCAATCTATATTCAATCGGATGTGCATACCCTGAAGCTGTCGGGCGTGTTCGTCAACTTCTTCACGGCCGGGGCCAAAGTGGCTATATCGGCAGCGATGAGCGACGGTACGGTGTACTGGTTGCAATCGGACGGTAACTGGCGGACTTATATCGGTGCTCGTTCGCTGACCCTTGTTTTCGTCAATACGTGGCAGAATAACGGCAATACGGAAGCCCGGCCCACAAAGGGCGAAACGTTTGACCTGACCTCCTCGCCGGTACCAGGTACGGGTAACTATACCCTTCGTATTGATCTTTTTGCGGCCGAACCTATTGTACCCTCGCTGGGTAACGGGGTTCGGTCAATCACCTACCGGGACATTCGTATATCGTTGAATGATGGGACGGTAATCCCGCTAAAGGGTGAGAGCTGGACGGTGCGGGCCAATGCAGGTAGTAATGACCGGCTACGGCGGGAGGAGCTGTCTATGGTGCTCGGCGATCAGATTGCCCTCTCTACTACATCACCGCAGGCGCTCCGCTACGGGGCTATGCTCAGGCTGAACGGTACACCGACTAAGCGGTGGTTACTGAACGGCCGACTCGACCGGTTTCAGAAACTGACTGGCTGGAGCCTACTGCGTTGGCTGTCGCCCAAGACCCGGCGAATGACCGGCGGGGTACACCTGACCAATCCTGCTCAACGAGAACCCGGGCCGCTGTCAGTGTATAGTGTCGCTGACATGAATCCGCCATACGCGGGAATACCAACCCGGTGGACCTGGGATGTGCGGATGCGGCTGAATCGTGTGATTCTGCATGAGCTACCAATTTCACTCATTGATGAAACGTTTCGCGGTAGCTATGAAACTCCGGACGGTGTTCTCGTGCCTATCGTCGAGCCCGCTGATACTACACAGCCTGTGCCTATTCCCCCCAACTACACCCCGCGTGGTGGGAGCGGTAGCACGGGCGGCAAAATCATTTCATCTGTACTCAAAAAACTGTTTTCGGCGGTGGGTATTGTGAAGTACCCCAACCAGCCACAGGCCGGACCTACGGGCGGTCAGGGGCTGGTGAAACTCGATAATAAGGTAATCAATTTCCCACCCCTACAGAATTTCCCATGAACCCAACGATTCAATGGACATGGCCACTCGGGCCTGATGTAATCTATGCCCTATCGGTCGACGGGTCGCTGGGGTCGCTGGGCGCTGAGCAGTACGACCCTGAATTTTCCGTCGACGCCGAAGGTAATCCGTTTCAGCTGGGTACGCTCGTTCGCGGTTTCTACCGTTTCGAGAACGAAGACTGGAGCGAGGATCAGTACTATGATTTCCAGATTCAGGCAGGCGTCGGTTCGGGTGGACTGGTACTGTCGGGCATAACTCCACCTGATTCAGCTGTTGGGCAGGAGGGGTCTATTTATCTGCAATACGACCCCACGGGCCTGCAACCTGACGTGATATTTGGTCCGCGCGTCGACGGGGCATGGGGCGTCGGGCGGCCGCTTGGTATTCGTGGAGGAAAGCTACACATCGGCTTCGGTAAACCGAGCCCCGATCTGGGCGTGGTAGGCGACACCTACATCGACCGGGTGGGCCTGACCCTGCACCAGAAAAGCGTGACGGGCTGGGATGCGGGTACATATCTCGGAGCTGCTAACGGTACCAATACTTCCCTGACAGGTGATCTGACTGACTTTGAGGACTATTTTGAGCAGCTCCTGGAAGATGAGGATTTAGAGACGCCCTCGCTCGGGGGTGTATTGACGCCCCGAGTGGAGGGCTTGGAGGCAGACGGGTGGGTTCATGGTCGATGGAATTATGACCCAGCCACAACCATCCGGCCACCCCGATACCTTACGCTGGTGACGATCCCAGCATCCGGCCCCTCCTCGGACGATCACACCTTGGTGGAGCTGGAAGGTGGACGTTGGGAGGTGTACGGCAAGGTGTACATGAAGCTACGCATTTACCGGCGTGAGGGCTTTTTCGTGATGATGGACTCAGGAGGAGCCGAACTCGATACCTCACCGGTTCACATCGTTTGCCGCGAGTTTCTGGATGGCTCGCTGCTGGTTTTGCTGCACATCCCAACCGAAAATTTTGCCACCTATTCGGTTCGGGTGATGAGCAATCAGCGGCCCCGCATCCCCATGCTCACGCCGATCATTACGCCCGAGGGGTCACCCCGATTCACCACGGCAAACCCGGACCCATTCAACTGGGGCGTACACCGCGGCTTTTTCCGTATCACCTATCACCTGCCCATCATGGCAAATCAACTCACGCTCGAAGAGCTGTTTCTCCAACGCCTGCTACCGGCTGGCTCCCAGTTCGCTCTGATTGGCCGAAACGCTGTCACGGGGCGGGCCGAAGCGGTCAGCATGGAGCAATTTCATCAGGCGTATCAGGCGTATCTGGCGCAGGATAACGGTGCGCCCGTATGGCCCGCTATCGGTGCCCAGACGGCAACCGTAGGCGTGGCGTACAGTTATCAGCTCCCCGCTGCGACCGACCCCAACGGCGATAGTGTCAGCTATTCGGTTGTGGGGTCATTACCGGCTGGACTGGCCTTCAATACTACTACCCGAACGATCTCAGGCACACCGACTACAGCCGGAATTAGTACGGTTCGGGTTCGGGCTACGGACAATTCTGCCACCCCGAAAACAGCCGATGTGGTGTTTAGCTTTAGTGCTATTCCTGCGAATACAGCCCTGGTTATTACGCAGCCGTCGTACAATCCGGCTACGGGTGATCTGACGATCAACACGCAGGGCGGCAACGGCACTCCGATTGAGTATTTCATTAATGGCCTGCGTGATTGGGGGCTGTCGGCCAATTTCAACATTCCATCGTACCAGCGAACCGGAGTCACCTTCCTGTTGCAGGCCCGTCAGTCAGGTGTTGAGGCTAAGCCTTTATCGTGGACAGCATCGGCTAATCAGGAGGGTAACCGACCCCCGCAACTCAACGGCAGTATTGAGCGGCAATCGGCGCAGGTGGGCGTGCCGTTCGTATTTCAGCTCATTCCGGGCCGATTCAGCGACCCCGACAACGACGTGCTCACCTACTCGGGCATTGGAATACCGGCCGGGCTGTCGGTTGATCCGGCAACGGGGAATGTCACGGGCGTGCCCACTACAGCCGCGGTGGGGGTACAAGCTCAGATACTGGCCTCTGACGGACGTGGCGGGATCACACCGGGCGTGATTGTGTTTGATGTTGCACCGGCCGCACCGGTCAGCTACATCCGGCAGTTAGCGCCGACTCTTCAGTTTGGCAACACTCTGCTTTTGCGCTACGAAAACGAGCTGGCAGGACAGGGTGTGGCTTTCCGGATTGAGCAGATCGACCCGCAGTGGCGCACATCCTCTACGTTCATTATTCCCCCATCGCTGGCTGGGCAAGAGTTGATTCTGGAAGTGAAGCAGCTGGATACCGTCAGCGCGGGGCGCTGGACGCCCCCCAGTACCGGACAGACGACCGTGACGGCCTCGCTGCGGATTCAGACCGGATCGGTCAATACAGCCGGGGTATTCGTGAATGATGACAGCTATCAGGTAGCCTGGTGCAAGGTGGTCATCGGGGGCACATCGATTGTGTACAGTCCGCAGTTTGGCTCTACAATCGCCGGGTTCGAATCGAATGGCATTACCCCGTTCAACTGTGTGGCAGTATCTGGCGAGCCCGGAGCCTACGAAGTGGGGGGGATCAATTTCGGCCGCACCTCGGGCCGTACGGGTACCCTCATTTTCTACATCCGCATCCCCAACCTGCTGCCAGAGTGGACAGAGATCCACCGTCGACTCGACAGCAACAACACCGACGAAGCGGGCTACACCCAACGCTACCAGACCACCATCGGTGGAGGAACGGTAACCGAGGCCACGTTCGTGCTGCTCGATGCGGACGAAACCGAAGTGATTGAAGCGGGCATAACCAACTAACTCACCATGAAAAAACGAATCGTACTTATCCTGCTGGCACTGTTGCCCCTGTTGCTGGCACTGTTGCCATTATTGGCTCAGGGGCAGATTACCCCAGGCCTGCGCTACTCTCTCGAACGAAACAAACGGACGGGTGAGCTGATCGGGAAACTGGAAAGCGGCATTGGCTCAGACGTTTTTGTAACGACGCCCGTAGCCACGTTGCGGGCAGCGAGCCTGACGCCCTCGCGGGTGGCAATCCCCAAGCCGGTAGATGTGAACTATACCCTTGTGCCGGGTGCGTATAACCCCGAGCGCAACGGCCGGTTCAACCTACCAAACCTCTCTTTTCTGGATTACCTACGGCGTACTGACATCTCGCTGGGGCGGCTGCTCCGCCGTCAGGACTATTTCAGCCATCAGGGCGTACTGCCCGCTGAGGAATCAGATGCGTCAGTTTGGCGGAGGGTCAATTTCGAGCTATCGGGTGGGGCCTTGCAGGAGCTGGAGGGGTCACGGCCTTTCTTTCTGGCAACTACGCAGCAGGTGCTCAACAAACTGGCGACGACCAGCATGGGGATCAATAAGAATGTGGCGTTTGTCGTGACCAACTTCGAAACGTGCTACCCCTTATTCCCAACCTCGGAGGCCGCTGTAATTTCAGGCTACGGACCCCTAACCCAAACAATTGTTATTGAGCAGGAGGGTGCTCGGAAGGGGCAAACGATGACACTCGGACAGGTATGGGCCGAGGGGCAGAGTTTTTTTCACGCTGAGGAGGCCATGCGGTTTACCAACCGACATGTAGCCATAACATTGTGGCTGAAGGCGCTCGTGCCTAATGCGCAGGTTGCCAATGGCGACGGAGCAAACGTGTATTATCAACGTAGCCCGGTGTTCGATGAGAGCAACGATTACCCTTCGTTTGCTGCTGGTACGGCAGCTGGCAATTTCTTCTTTACCACGACAGCCAATCAACCGGCGCTGACGGCGGGTGGGCTAACCGTCGTACCCTCGGGCAAGAAATTCTGGCAGGCTCAGGATTGGATTAATAATTACATCTACCCCGGTTCGCACCGGCTACCCGCAGCGGATTTCGATGCGCTGGCGGCCTCGGGGCCAACTTCGTACACGGCTGTATGGCCGAAATTGAAACCCGATCTCAACCGGTACGATGCCATGATGGTGGCATTTGACTACATCAACCGGCAAAAGATCGGCAAGCCCTACACCCTCCAGACGCATTACCGGGACGAGAATGGGTATTGGAAAGAGAATACATTTTACCCCGTTGGCGATCCCAAAGCCGGGCAACCGGTAACGGGTAAGTTTGCGGGTATTCTTTCCGACGAGGCTGTATGTCCACCCTGGCACCATTATGCCGTCGCAGCGTGGACAGGCTTTCTGGGGCAGTCGAAAAACGACCGGTTGACCGTATGGCGTACACACCGAAAATATCCGACCGGTGGCAATGTGTCGACCGTTTCGCCCGGCAACCCGGATTACGTGTACAATCGCCCCCATGCTGACCGCGAGGCTTACGATGCCGGATTCTCAGCCATTGGAAAGTACGCCGAGTACCTGACAAGTGCTGCCACCCGCTACTATCCTCATGACCTATACATCAAATATCCGGGACTAACCGGATCGGGCTGGGGTACATCGGCCGTGATGGCGGGCAGTGGGTATTACAAACGAAACATCCGGGATATTGTATTTCGGGATAATCCCTCTGATCGGCGCACCAAAGCGATTGTTGGGATGCGCACGGTGGTTAAAAATGGGGCCGTCTGGGCGCTGATCATCGGCACCAATTGGGGACAGGAAGCGGCCGACGTGACCACGTTCGACCTACTCGTACGCAAGGCCGACGTGCCGACACTGGCCGCTGATGTGGAGGTTACAGGCCTAAAAATAACCGGCTACAATACGACGATTGTTGAGGTGTGTCTGGAGCCGGCCCGACTGACCCAGACACTATCGGCAACGACGGCAACAACGACACCCAGCACGCCGTTTGGATTCGCCTACACGCCGATTACAACCAACACAACCGTACCCTCTACGGGTAAGATTGTGATTCAGGGTACTCAGATTCGGAACGAGTGGTGGATCACACACAACGGGGCACAATTTGGCGGGGCACTCTGCCACGTGAGTCGCAATGGTGGGGGCAACTTCGTGAATAATTTTGATGCCGGTCGGCAGCATCAGGACACCTATTATGGTGGACCTGACCCGTATTCGCCCCCCGGATTCGAGAAGCCTGAATACTGGAAAGGGTTTCCCTATAACCCCATTGAGGGCGGTGACTGGGCGCACAATGGCAGCGACATTTTGGCCTATGGGTTCGACAATAACACCGGAACCCATTACCTCAAAACACGAGCTCGTAATTTCCCTGTCCGCAACTACCTGACGGGGTTCGTCTACGAAAAATGGGCGAGGCCGGTCCACCCGCAGGCTATCCGGCATTGGAAGAAAATTACCTGGAACCGGGCGAATGATCAGGTGCCCGAGCGGGAAGCCGATGGCAGTTTGAAACGATTCCCGACCGTTGGCACACAGGAACACCCGGTACTGTATTCGAATAATGGGGTTGTTTGGCGGGCACGGTACGCCAATGAATCAGGGGTTCAGAATGTGGATCTGCGTCCGCTGGCGTACGGCACGGCCAACTGGCGAGGCCTGCGTGATGAGTTACTGGCTGAGGGCTGGTTTGGCCTGACGGGCGATACCGACGAGGGCGTGTTCTACATCGGCCCCCGGATCGGTATGATCATGGGCGGCACTGATGGGCTGGAGGGAACGGGTGAGTTTGCGGATCGCTCCACGTACCTGGCCAATACGGTTCAAAAGAACATCGACCCGACCGGCGTGGAGTACATGACCTACGATGTATTCACGGGTACGGTGGCCGAGGCTCGGGCCTACGCTGCGGCCTACTTTACGGCGCTCGGCATTGATGGGGTTCCCAACTATGATTTCTCGACCGGCAGGCGGCATAACTGGGCCTGCCTGAACGGTATCCTGTCGCTGGAGAATACGGGTAATGCACTGACGGTTGAACGTCGAACGAGCAATGAGGGACTAACGCTGAAAATGCCGCAGTTTCCGTTTTCGGCCTCGGCCATGCCTACTCTGTATATCCGGGTGAAGAACAATTCTACCTCGTCGACGTTGCGGGTGGCCTGGCAAAAACCCTCCCAGAAAGAGGGTCCAGCACTTATCGCAGGGCAATACTACGATTTCACGGTGCCCAACGACGGAGCCTTTCATACGGTGCCAATCGTGATGACGGGCCGAACCGGCTGGACGGGGATTATCAGCGCTATGACGCTCGGTTTTCCCGCCAATCCGGGTACAGGCACCAACCTGCTTCAATTAACCTACTTCGGAAAAAATAACCCGTAACCATGGCCACAACGATTCCTGATCTGGATTTAAATATGCTGCGCTTTATTCGGCGCTTAGTGAAACAATTAGTGCCCGGTGATACGGTGCCCGTGAGCCGTGACCGGATCGGCAGCTATCTGGGAGCCGCCGACTTTATCCAAACGCCCGAGGGCCTGATCTATGCCCGAACTTCCAGTAGTGTACCTCCCGATGATCTGCGCGTGTTTGCCGTGCGCAACAAACCGACCCAACGCTGGATGCTGACCGGTACCACTCCGCTCGGTACAGAGTACACGCTGAGTGCGTTCAAACGGGCTGGCTCCAGCTGGACGCGGGCAATTGCGGACTTTTTCGAGTCCGGAGAGAAATCGCTGCTGGTGAATATCCCCCGGTTGGAGATCGACGCCCCCCTGACGCCCCCCTCGGGCAATGGCCTGCGGATTCGCGGTATTAGCCGGGAGGGGTCGGTGATCGTAAGCCGGGGCGACTGGGCCGCATTGAATCTGACGGGGCATCAATCGGCCGAGATTAGTGATCTGGGCTTTGAAGGCGCTGGGTTGCATACGGCAATCGTCGGGGAAACGAATTTCTACACCCGCATTGAAAACATAGGGGTTCGTGGTTTCGGGCGGGGGATCGTGCTGAACTCAGTGGGCAAAGAAACCCTGTTTACCTCCAACCGGGTGAGCCGTTGCGTGGTGCGTGGGTGCGAAGGCCCAGGCATTGTATTGCAGCGATGGGCCGAGTACGTGACGGTGGACAACAACGATGTGTATGACTGCGCCGGACCGGGTATTTATGCGGCCTCGGGCAATGTACGCATGGTGAATAACACACTGGTGAATAACCAGGGAGGTATTCTGGTGGAGGGCTCTATTGGTGTAGAAAGTCCCTCGACGGCTATCGACGGTTATACACTGGGCGAAAATACCGACCATGGTGGCATCTACAGCAATACAGTCAACCACAACCATATCTACGGCATATCGCTCATTAACCTGCGCTACAGTACAGGCGTGGTGGGGAATCAGATTTGGGCGACTATCGGCCCCAATGGGTTCAATCAGAACTATCGGGGTACGGGCTACACGGTAGGCCTGCATCTGGAGAACTGCGTGAATGTGCAGGCAGTCGGCAATACCATCGCCCACAACCGGGTGAACATCGCCGTGAAGGGCGTACGTACATCGCGTCTCGACAACAGCCTGATCGCGAACCCTGACTATACTCAGTATCACTATCTGGAAATCGCGGGCGCGAACGTGAGCCAGAATGAGGTTGTCTGCTCTACATCGGGTGATCTGAAGGGGGGCGAGAACCGCACATTTTTTCCTCTGACCGATACAACCAACCTGGGGAACACCTACCGGCAGAAATCCAGCCTAACCCCGCAGTCGATTGTCTTGCAGAACGGCGATGCGGCCTATACCCATGTGGGTAATTCGCAGCTGATCCGGGTGAGAACGGGCTATGTACCAGCTGTGACGCTGCCCCCGCTCTGGCGTGGCCAGTCGACGACAATTGAGGTGGAGCAGCTAACAGCCGGGGCCTCGGTGTTGGTAGCAGTAACCGGCGCCGTACTGACATCCCGAACGGCGCTCTGTACGGTATCGGGCAGCACGGCCACGCTGACGGGTTCCGGGCTGTACACGTTCACGCAGGACCTTAACGGCAACTGTACAATCACGAGCGATGCTGTGCGCGAATTGAGCCGGGGGGTGTCATTTGTTAATAGCTGGGGGCAATTCTCTGGACTGAAAACAGTGGGTTACTGGCTTGATAGCAGCGGGCGGATCAACCTCGAAGGTATGATGGTCGGGGGCAGCAGCAACACGACAGCATTCACGCTACCCGTTGGCTACCGGCCGAGCTCACTGCGGTTTCTGCCCGTCAACCGGGGCGAGAAGTTCGGAGCCATTCACATCACCGATGGGGGTGAGGTAGTCGTCAAGGGAATTGACCCCGGCGACTGGATCAGCCTGGACGGTGTTTCTTTTCGGCCTTAATCAGATAACTGGCCATCGTGCTAACAACATGGTGGCCAGTTGACTACTCGCTGCCTTATAGTCGAATTATCCCACTCGGTCGATTGCTCCCGACCATATTCGAATCACAATGAACGAATTACTCAAACAGTTAGCGGCCGTACCGCCCGAACTCTGGTACGCGCTGGGCATCATTGCCGGTACCACCGCGCGCGGGTTTCGGGAAGAAGCGGTTAGCCCCGGCCGGGCCGTCACCGAATGGTTTACGGGTGCGGTGGGTGGGGCTGCCCTGCTGCTGATTGTTATAGGCTGGAAAGAGCCAAATACGATCATTCTGTATGGTTTGGCTCCGATATGCGGCTACTCAGGCAACTGGGCACTGGATCTCGTTGCCCGCAACCGGGAGCGGGTTAGTGGCCGGATCATGGACATGATTGATGCCAAGCTGGACGCTAAGGACGAGAGTAAACCACCTAACAATCCATAAGATATGCTTGCGTTTTTCATTGCTGGGCTTGCGCTGCTCAGTATCGTAGCCACCTATACGGAGGTGGCCCAAATGTCGGGGAAGATAGGCACGCAGGCCCTGCGGCTGATTCCGCCGGTTCTGATCTACTTAGCCCTGTTTCTGGCCTTCACGTACGTACCCGTGCTGCTGGAGGTGTCGGTGCTGTGCTGGCTGGGGTACGTGCTGGTACGAAGCAGCTGGACGGTTTTGCAGGGGTATCTGGCCGTACGTACCGGCTCAACCGGCCAGCGGAGTGCGTGGCTGCGCTCCATTCGGTATGCGCCCTACCTGCTGGGTATTCTGCTGGTGGTGTATGGCGTGACGGTGTATCTGGGCCGGGTGAAAAGCCCGATTGCCCCTAAACCCGAAGCCGTGCCGGTTGAGCCGGTACGGGTACCCAAATCACAAGGCGAACAAGACGATGAACGAACATGGAACGAACTGGAACGCGTACGGCCCTGATGGGAATAGCCCTGCTGATGGCGATGCAGGTGATGGGGCAGGACTGCACCGAATGGAAACGCCGACATGCCCGTGCCGTGCATGTCCTGGACTCCACCCGTGCCGTGGGCAGGCGCTTACTGACGGCGAAGGACAGTCGGATTGCGGAACTGGAGCGGCTGTCGGATAACCGGATTGCGGCTGCGCTGCGGCAGTCCGGGGAAGTGCGAAGCCGACACGAGGCTCTCGTCGGCTGGCTGAAAACGGAGGCTCTGACCAAACGTTTTTTGGGCTGGGGGCGTAAACGAGCGATACGGAAGGAGTTAAAACGAATGGGAGCCCTGTAACATGAAACCCCTTACCACCATGGCTAATTTCGATAAAGCTTATGCCATCACGATGGCGCATGAAGGCGGGTACGCCAACCACCCCAGTGATACGGGCGGGGAGACGTATAAGGGTATTGCCCGCAACCACAACCCCAACTGGAAGGGGTGGCACGTGGTCGATGCCGCCAAACGTAACGCATCCGGGACTGATCAGCTCAATCGCATTTTATCGGCCAATGCCGACCTGCAAGCGAATGTCCGAACGTTCTACAAAGCCAACTACTGGGACGTGAACCGGCTGGATCAGGTGAGTGATCAGTTGCTGGCTGAAAAGCTGTTCGATATCGGCGTAAACATGGGCGTGGGCCGGGCGGCCCGGATGTGGCAGGAAGCGGTAAACCTCACTAATCAGAACGGCCGGGCCTATGCTGACATCGCCGTCGATGGTATTGTGGGGGCTATGACCCTCAAGCGCACCAACGAGCACCCACGGCCGGCCCTACTCCTTCAAGTGGTGAGGGCGTTGCAAGGCGAACGCTACCTGAACATCATGCGTAATGCCCCCTCGCAGGAGGTGTTTGCCGCCAGCTGGTTCAGCCGGATTTAGATCGTCAGAAAGTAGACAAGAGTAGTACAGCCAGCCGACAAGAAGAGACAATGGAGTAGAATGAACGTACAGTAGGAAGGTAATGGAAACGCCCGGTCATATTGAGCCGGGCGTTTTTTGTGTGTGGGCAGGTAGCGTGTCACCTTAACTGATGGGGGTGTTTGCAGAAGAAGAGTTGAAACAGAAAACCTGACATCAGGGGCATCAGGCTTTGGACGGGTTTGTTTAAGCACTGGCACCAGTTTTTCGAAACAAGGTGAACGTGATCCAGCGCATTGACTGTGGTACCGGATGAATAAAACGGATAAAGTAAGAGAGCGCCTATCAGGGCGCTCTCTTTTTGCTGACGGAAGAGGTTTCTAAGGTGGAAGGAGTCGTGGGATGTAAGCGTTTTTATTATGGGTTAGTGTAAGCAAACTACTTGGTTCGGCTCCGTCCTCCCCCACGTTGAGCCGGGGGAGCCAGTAGGCAACAAGCACGCCATCCAGATTGAAAAAATCCATACGGTGTTCTGCTCGGTATTCGATCGAATACTGTACCAGTTCGTTATCCTTATACACACACAGGTGCTCTCCCGTCAGCTCGGCGTATGCAAAGAGGCCTTCCTCACAAAGAATCTCAAACTTGCCATCCACCTCATTGGCACACCCCCAGTAGGATCGTCCGGCAGCACAGTAAATGTCGTACTTGCGCATAAAGTAGTTTCAAACTTACGCAAAAGTATAGGGGCTTGGATGTATAGAAATTAGGTTTTTGTTAAATGTTGGCCATATCTACAGATAAAAAGTTGATTATTGGCCAATAAATTAATTCTACTTACTCAGTAGTAAATATTGAGTAACTGTTCGTAGTTTTACGGCTACCATTCATTGGTGTTTAACCTTTAAGTGCTAATGTGAGCAAATCCGTCATCGGCTGTGAAGACGGATTTCTTCATTACAAGCAGGTGAACTACTGGTGATTCTCTTTCCAGATCGATTGTAAGTAAACATATGGCTACGAAGCCCCAACTGCGTATTCTGTTGGTAGATGACGACGTTGATACGGTGCATGTCGTTAGGTACACCCTGCAAAAAGTTGATCCAGCTACGATTCTTGATGTAGCGGGGAGCCGGGAGGAATTAGTGACCCATCTGGAGAGGGCTGTCAAGCCTTATTACAACCTTCTGCTACTGGACTTGATGCTGGAGGGCGAGTTGAATGGCCTTTCGCTGGTAGATTTGATACGGAGTTATCCGAATACCCGGCTAATGCCCATCGTTGCGCTGTCATTTCGGGATGATCATCAAACAGTACAGGCATCGTATCACCAACGGGTTAACTCTTATCTACAGAAACCCGAGACGCTGGAGGAGTGGGAGCGGGTGATGCTGGCTCTGACCAACTACTGGAAAGTATCAGCTTTACCCTCCGAATGATTCAGAAACTTGACTAGGCTACCCTGTATGATGGGTTGCCTTTGTGGCAATAAGGATAAGTTAAAATGAAAAAAGGGATAAATCCCGACTTCTTTGAGGTCGGGGTTTTTTGTTTTGGCCATCACGCAAAGCAAGCCGTTAAATTATACTTCTGTCTGTTCATGCTAAACCTTAGTTTTAGCTTTAAACCCATAGTGTACTCAGATTCAATTATGAGAAGGGACTTGTCCTTAATATTCGGAGAATGGAGTCAGAGTGATTAAAGTCGGTTAAGTAAGTAATGGTCATCAATCAGTTTAGCTTGGATATATTTGTAATTGATTTTATATTAACTAACGTTTAGTAAACCCGCCCTTTTTTGAGGGGCGGGTTTCTTTATAGAGTTAATCGTGGCAGAATATAGGGGTGTTTGTGTACGGTTTATTATGCGTTCTGTCTAAAAGCGTCGCAAGGCAGCAAGCAAATATCAATTTTGTCGCTTCTTCAAGTTGTTTTCATGAATTAGCTTAACGGCTTCTGACATCGGAAAATCGGGCCATTGCTCCGGCCGAGCCAAAAATATCTGTAAGATACCAGCATGTGAATCAGGATAAACCGGGTGAGGTATCATCTTCACATAAGGAATATTGGCGATGATGTAAGTCTGCCCCTCAACGACAATCTCGCCCCCGTAGGGTGTATGGGGTTGGTCTTGGTTGGGTATATCTTCACCGATCTGAATGGTCTGTTCTCGGGAAGGGTCAGTGTAAAGTAGGTATCGTAAAATCATAACATTACGAAAATGGCGGTTTCTTCACCCGTAACCAAACACATCCAAACTTTAGTATTCGCTTATTATGCGATTAGAATGTAGATGGCTCATGGTCCGCCATTCGGTTAGTGGGCAGGTCGAGCCAGAATAAGATTGATTCGCCCTGTTTATGGGTAGAGCCATTTCGGTTCTTGGTTACGACCTTCTCCAAGGTATTTTTAATGGAGTTGAGCTACATTGCTTCTTAGTTCCCTCCGCAATCGGGGCACACATCCCAGCCCGTGATCGGGCACTCTACTGGGGGCTTCGTGGAGCCGCACCATCCGCATGTAGGTGTTTCGTTCATCGTTTCGGAATCTCTAACTGCACTCGTTGGACATTTACCCCCGATTCGACTAGTGAACGTTCGAGTGTCGATAGAAAACTATCGCGGTCACGAGCCGTTTTGAACTCGAAAAATAGCCGCCGACCACGGGTGCTGACGTAGTTGGTGGTGGTGTTTTTGGCCCATCGGCTGTACTGCTTCATCTGGGCGGTATTCGTGTCGTCAGGCAACTCGTAGAAGCAGCCGGTTGCGGCCGGTACCGGGATGGATTTTGGTTTCATCGTATGGCATGGGTTATTTCCATCTCCCGTCTTTGTAGAAAAAATCACGGCCGTGCCGGTCTCCGAAATTCTCATAGATGCGGTTTTGCTCGATACGATGCACCAGCTGATACATACACTCTGGAAACAGGGGGTTAAGTACCCCAATCAAAAACAGCATTCCGTTCTCTTCAATCAGGCCCAGATAGAGCAATTTCCGACAGAAGAATCCGCTACAATCCGTCGCGACGCCCGGAGTCAATACTTCATCACCGACTTGTACTGACTCAGGCCGGAATCCAGGTAGGGTACGGTATTCGTCGGGGTCAGTTGCCACGTAGCCGCACCCCTGGTTATGGGTGTATAGTGTGTACTCGATCATAGCGGTGCTACTTCTGAATACGTTGTGCGTCGGGATTGAATTTCATCCTCGACCATCTGTTCGACGATGCGGTCGCCTTTGCGCCGGGCTTCGGCCAGCAGGGCGCGCATCGGGGCTTCGGGCATTCGGGGCAGCTGGGCTTCGAGCGTGGCGAAATAGTCCACATCGGTGAAGGTCTCCAGCGGTGGGGTAGGGCGGATCAGCTTGGCTTTGACGGCCTCAACCACTTCGCGGGCTTCGTCGGTCAGTTGATCGGCGTTCAGAAAGAGCCCTTTGGCGGCTTCTTTGTGAGCACCCGCTTCCCGGCGGTGCTGCTCTTCGAGCCATTGGGCCTTTTGCAGTCCGTAGGCGGCCATCCACTCCATGACGGTCTGCACATCGAAGCGGTTGTACACCCGAACGACCTCCCCGTCTTCGTTGCAGAGCGAACCGGATTTGAGGAGCTTGAGGCACATGATGAGGTCCATCACGCTATCGGTGGGGTACTTGTCGAGAAACAGTTGCGCCAGCTCAAACACCTGATAGGGGGTGATGGGCTGCGAGAGGTTCATGCTCAGGCTGGCCATTTTGAGCACGGCACAAACGAGCTTCATGGCCGTCGGGCGTCCCACTTTGCGGATCAGATCGCGGGTGTGGGGGGCCGTGGCGGCCACGGCGATGGTGGCATCCTGCTGTACTTTCATCACCATCAGGTGAAGGGGTTCGGGCAGGTCTTTGCAGAGGGACATGGCGTCAATTGTCCCAGTTTGCAAGGAGTTCATCAACTTCACGGCTGAACTCTCCGAGGTTTTCGCCGGGGCGTTGCTGGCGGCCGTTTCGGCGGGTGTTAGGCTGGGGGTGTGTCGCATGGTCGAGTTTTTTGCGAATCCAGAAATGGGCGTGTTTGCGGTAATCGGCGTAGTCGGCATGGATTTTCTCGAAGCCCATCTGCTCGATGGTGAATCCGTCCAGTAGTTCGCTCAGACGTTCGGACGAAATCTTGAATCCCAGTTGGGCGGCTTCGAGCCAGGTGCGGTCGGCGGTGATGCGGGCCCGGTAGCCCGCAAGCCCCTCGGCCGGATCGGGTTGGGGGGGGCGCGCGGAATCGGGGGGGGCTTTTGTTTTTTTTCTTTCCTCGAAAGCGGTTTGCCGGTGGGCAAGAACAGCAGCCGGAATGAAGACGTCGGCTTCGTGCGCGTCGTCGACGTCGTTCCCTTCGTCTGGAGTCTCTAGTCTGGATTCTATATATATAAGCGAGTTGTCCGATAACTTGTCCGTTTTTTGGACAGGTTGTTGGACAGGTTGGGCGTAAACCTGTCCGTTTACTTGTCCGTTTTTTGGACAGGCTTTCGGACAGGTTAAGCGGTATTCAACCCCGTTTCGCTTACCCATTCCGCAACTCGAAACGACGATCAGGCCACGCGCTTCGAGCCGCTCCCGCGATGCCCAAAGCGTTTTGCGATTCAGACCTGCCATGCCTGAAAACATGCCGTCGGTGAGCGTCACGGATTCAGGCCACGTGCCTTTATTGCCACGGGCATTGAAGACGTTGATCAGGCACCAATACAGATGCGTATCGGTGGGCATAAACGCCTGCTGCTCGTGCAGTTTCCAGTAGTGTTTTGACAGGTCGAAGAGGTTCATTGGATTGAAGAGTTGTGTTGCGTGCGTAGCCGCTTATGCCTCGGCAACAGGCTTGGCTTTGCCAGACTTGACGGCCAGGGGTGCACGCCCGGCATTGATGAGGTTAACCACCTTAGCCGCGCCCGCTTCGAATCCTTTCGCAAAGCCCTCTTGGCGGCCAGAATCCAGACCTACACCAAAGGCTATGAACCCCGCAATCAGATGGGCTACGTACATGGTTTGGGGCAGGGTGAAAGGGCCGAGTTCGGCATCGATGCGGTTGCGCACGTTCAGTAGAAAGTCAATCGTTTCCGAGTCGTCCGGGGCTGCATCATGGCAGGCGTAGAGAATGGCCATGACAGCGTCGCCGAACGCTTCGGTAACGCCTTCGTAGTAAACCGACTGTTGCTTGTTTTCCTGATGGTTTTCAAAGTGCAGAAGATCGGCTAAGGCGAATGTTTGCAATTGTAGATTCATGGGAGTTGTCAGAAGGTAAATGTGCGGTAATGGTGTCTTCGTTTGGGGATTGAGCTAAGACGTAGTATGCGCTCTACGGTAGGCTTGGGTGATGACCACTTTGCGGAATTGGCACTACACCGGCTCACGACCACGAGGGGCTTTTCGTCGAGTAACCTCCGCCCGTTCCGCTCAGGCTAATGCCCCCAAACGAAGACACTATCCTTAATCCTGATCGATGATCACGAAGGGCTCGAAAACGGGCCGCTGGGCGTCGAACTGCGCTGCTACGGCTGTATCCCACAGCTCCTCAAACTCCTCGGCGATGAGGTAGAGGGTTACGGTACCGTTGTTGGGTTCCAGCTCAATCGTAAAGGTGATGCTGGCAGGTTGGCCACCCTCAAAAAGCGGGCAGTACAAGGCGATAGTCATCCCGGCCAGTTCGGAGCTGGCTTTGGCGGCATTACGCTTTTCGATGTTGCCAAGGCGGTCGTTGACGTCCTGATGCTCGGAGCTGGTCTTTACCTCGAAGCGTTGCAAGCGGGTCACCAGCTCGCGATGTACGCCCCGGTCGGCAAAGAAATTACCCTTAAACCGGATGGTTTTGAGCAGGGCGTCTTTGTTCCAGGCCTTTTCGTTGAGGCCCAGCGAATCGAGGAACGGGTGCTTCTTGAGCCTACCGGTAATGGTGATTGTGTCGCGGTTCTGCTCACCGGCCACCAGCGTAATGCTGAGGGCCTTCTTGTTGAACAGCACATGACAGGCTGAATTGGGGTAGATGTCGAGCACAACCCCATCAGGGATGGAGCGTTTGCGGACAAACTCGGCCGGGGCGTTGAAGTTACCCGACAAACCCATCGGCTTGGGCTCGTGGATGGTTTCGGCCTCGCCGTGGCGGATAATTAGTTCGTTGCCCTCGCAGGATTCGACGCGGATGGTCGTTTGGTCGTTGTACATGGTTTATCGGAACTGGGAATCGCGTTGAAACTGAATTTTGTACTGGATTCGCTCGGTCGGGGTGAGCTTCCGGCTGTAGATCAGCACACCCTCGGCGTCGAGGTATTCGAGTGTGCCCTCTTCTTCGTTGACGTTCTCCCAGCACTCGACCTCGCGGTACTCGGTGCCTGAGCGCAGGGCAGCCAGCTTCACTTTCTTCTCTGCCTTTAGCGGTTCGGTGTCAGCTTTGTGAGCGGCTTTGGCCCGGTCGAGCCGTTCGGCGGCTTCCTGCTGGAGAATGTCGATCTCGGCGTTGCGGGCGCGGTAGGCCTCAATCTGTTCCTCGGTGAGGGGGATGGGGAGCGTGCGACGCTCCAGAAAGTCTTTTGTCATAAGCGATTAGGGGGGATTAAAGTGATTGGACAATGGTTTGATCGGGCAATGGGATGAAGCAGTCCAGTTCGGCGATGGCGAAATCAATGATCTGATCGAGGTAGGTGCTAAAGCCCGCTGTGTCGAGGGTGGCCGTAGAGCCGGGCAGCCTGACTACCTCGCCCGTGTGGGTCAGCGTTTTTTCGCACGCCAGAAACTTCACTTTGAAGTATTCGTGCAGCTCGTCATCCGTAAAGCCCGTATGCGTTGCCAGGGTGGCCAGTACCACGCCCCAGTAGTAGGCGTTTTGCGGGTTAGACCGGCGGGCCCGCTCTTCGACAATCTGGATGCGGTAGCGCCGGGGCTTGCGGGTTTTCAGTACCCGCCAGAGCTGCTTTTTGTCCTGCTCGGACGCGAAATCTATTGTGAGTTCCATTTCTGAGCTGAGAGAATAGCGGTGAGCGGAATGTACTGGACGGCATCGGTCGCGGGCCGAAACCCCTTCAACCGGGTGGTCTGTTTGGCGGTCGGCTCGGTGAGGATGGCCCGCTCGCCGGCATGCTCCAGCAGCGCGTAGCGTTCGGTGAGCCCGGCCAGACGGCCCGATACCTGCCGCCGAAAGGGCTGGGTATGCCACGGCTGAAAGAGGGGAGCCTGACGACCCGTCAGATCGCAGTCGGTCGGGGCCATGATGTTTTTGTTGGTGACCTGAAGGGTTATCTCGACGTTGGTGCCGATGAGGTCGAGCAGATCGTTACGGTCGGGCATGGCTGGGGTTTTTAACGGGGTGCATGAGGGTAGGGGTACGCAGCTGGTTGGGGTCGCCGACAACGGCCTGATACCGTTTGACGGTGTAGCCCAGCGCAACCAGCAGAATGAGCAGAATAAGCAGGTGAAGCAGGTCGGCGCCCCAGCCTTGGGGGCGGTCCTGACCGGGCTGGTGGTAGTTCATAGTCCCATCTCGTTCCAGAATGCGTGATGTTTCATCAGGTCTTGGACTGTTACAAACAGGCGAACCCGGCCGCTACTTTGGTCAATGCTAAGTAGTGTACAGGGGAACGCACCCCACCAATCACCGTATATTGAGAATTGAATCATCAGGCCTGTGAATTCGCTGTAGTCGACACTGTCGATCTGGGTCTGGGTGCGGGTCAGCTTGTCGAGCAGGGCTTTGTAGGTCTGCCGACAGTCGAGGGGGAGAGCGGGCCCCTCGTGCTGAGGGGCCGCTTCTACGAGCATCAGGCCGGGCTCCGGGGCGTGTGCGATGGCGAACGGGGTGGGCGTGAACATCTTACAGGTCTTACAGGATGGTGGCTTTGATGATGTCCTGAGCGATGCGCACGGGTGGGTAATCGCGTACGGCCTCCCCGGTTTGTTCGTCTACCCGTACCCGGCCTTCATGAGGGCAGGTGTCGAGGTAGCGTTCATGAACTTTGCGGGCTGCGGTGGCATTGCCAACAACCTCGTTCAATTCATTCCAGTGGGCGTTGTTGGCATAGTCGTAGCGGACGTACTCGGACGCGACCAGCTTTACCCCGTGGCGGGTGACACCATCGCGGCCGTAGATCATCACCTCAGCGGTGGCTTTGCCCTTGGCACTCTTTTCGAGCGTTTCGGCGAAGTAGCGGAGTTTAGCGGCCATCGCGGTCAGGGCGGCCGTGTCGTAGCCCTCGGCATCGGCGTATTCGGGCAGAAACCCGGCTGCGGCCGTGAGCCCGCTTTTGTTCATGTAGGCCAGCAGGTGCAGGGCCGTGTAACCGGCTTGTTCGGGTGTCATCTCGCCGATAGGCATGCTGAGGGGCAGCGTGGCGGGTACTTGCTTGGTTGGATTGGCTTCCATAGCTTTGCGGTGTTAAAATGGTTTTTGAGTGAACTATAGGCCCTGGCTACTGCAATAGCCGGGGTTTTCTTTTATCGGGTGTGGCGATTGACCCGGCGCTGGGCCAGCCACGCATCGACTTCATTTTTGAGAAACAGAATGCTCTTACCGGAGCCGTAGCAGGGCAGACCCCGACGGCGGTATTCGAGCAGCTGGCGGTCAGACACGCGCAGGTACTGGAGAACCTCCTGGCGGTTCATCGGCCTGCGGGCCTCGGCCTCGGTCAGCCGCCCGGCGTAGGTGTCGATCAGGCCCGCCAGCGTGGCTACCAGCTGCGGTAGCTGCGTGAGGGCATCGAAGGGGTTGGGAGATGGCTGGCTCATCAGGCGAGGGCTTTTTCGAGTTGACGCTTCCGTTTGGTGTACTCGGACTCGACTTCTTTCAGAGCTTTCTCAATAGCCTCGGCTGTTTCGAGTTTGACATTTCCGCCCCACATGGCTTTTTGTATGGTTCGCTTGGAGCAGCCAGCCACCTCCGCGACCTTCTGGAGCCCGCCAAAGTCAGATAAGGCCGTAATACGGTTACTCAATTTCTTCTGCTGGTCCTGTGTGAGAATCATAGGAATTGCTTATTTTGCGTTCGTTAGGCGTTCGTTTTTGACCGTTTATGGAGTGCGTTGGTCGTTCGTCTAAAATTGTATGACAAAGTTAAGCAAATATGTCTAACATTGTCAATCATTTTGATTGATATTTTTTGACTAATATGCTTAACATTATGGAAATTATTGAAGATCAGGTGGAAGCAAGAGAAAGGGTAAGGCTATTAATGTCAAAAAATGGCTTTACGAACCGGGAGTTTTCAAAGCAGCTGGATATTGCTGAGCAAAGTGTGTCTAAAATGCTTAATGGGACCCGGACTCTCACGGATGGGTCGCTGTTTAAAATGGCAAAAGTACTTAAGGTGCCGTTTGAGCTGCTTAAAGACGGAGAAGGCTTTGACGCTGAGACCCTGACTACTTCACAACTTCTGAAAGGGGAGGCAAAGCCACTGGAAGTCGTCAATGAGGATGACGTGTTTTACAATTGGGCTGGAAGTGAATTCAGAGACCTGAGCGATGGCCGGGTGTTAATGACCATACCCCTCGTTGACGAGTTTGCCCAGGCTGGCTATCTGGCTGGTTGGAAAGACCCAGAATTTATTGAAGAATTGCCGAAACATTCAATTGTAGTTGCCAAACGCCATACTGGTAAATACCGGGCTTTTGAGGTGGTGGGCGACAGTATGGATAGCGACCGACGCGATGCGATTTGTGCTGGAGATATTGTGGTGGGGCGGAGTATAGACAAAACCCTTTGGAACACGAAGTTTCATTTGCACCGCTTCAAGGATTACCTGATCGTGCATCAAGACGGGGTAATCATTAAGCGTATCACGGCCCACAACGTAGAAGAGGGAATCATTACCTGTGCTTCAACCAACCCTGATAAAGAGGCCTACCCTGATTTTGAAGTTCGCTTGTCAGAGGTATATGAGATTTATAATATCGTATCTGTGGAGCGTAAATGGAAAGCGTAATGTAGATTTTAAAATACTTGATTGATCTCTATGTTAAAAGAGCTACTCATTCTCTTTCTGGTTTTTGGTATCATCGACGCGTCGGTTGCACAAGATCCGACCTACCCTGATCCAAATCAAAGCCGTGAGCGGGTTCGGCCTGCGGGCGACTCTGAGCCATTTAAGGGTGCTAATACAATTACCTTGATTAGTGGTGCCGACAATCTATTTACGACTGTAGGTCAGATTCTGACCGAAGAAGGGTACACCGTAAAAGCTGATCGTGAATTTGGCTCAATTGTTACCGATGAGCGGTCAGCTCCAAATAACCCCCAGCATGGTATGGTAATTAAGGCTTTTGTGAAGAATAATACCATCCGAATGAGCGCTACTATTCAGCCACATATGTCCTTTTCGTACGCTGGGGTAACGACCTCTGGGACTCCTATTCCAGCCGAATACCGGAATACCAATATGACGGTTCATCGTATCGTGTTCCTTGAGTTAGACCGTGTAGCTCGTTTGATAGCTGATGCGGTAGCTGCACAAAAGCTTACGTATTCGGTTCGGTAAGCCACCGGTACCAAACATAGATATTGAGGTACAGCAGGGCTCCTAACAGGATTAGCCATTGCAGGGTGCGCCAGAGCTGACCCCAGATCGAGAGGTCTCGGAAGGGCTTTGTTTTCATTACGTTATCCTGCCCAGATTGAATAGATTACAAAGTCATTGGGTCACTGGAAATGGTGGGCCACCATTTCCAGCTGTAAGTGCAGCGCATACACTGTTACCTCAGGTGAAAGTAACCTCTACTTTTCATGCCAGATCGCAAGGGAGTTATCGCTTTCATCATCCCAACTGACAAAGTGCAAGGGGGATCTACTTGCATCACCGCAGACTTGAATTAGCTTGTTGTCTCGATCAAATATCCGAATACTCGCGCCCGGCCCCTCGCCAATTTTTTCTCCTGTACCAATGAGCGCATCGTTTAGATCGTACACTTCAACTTTGCCGGTTCTTTGAAAGTATGTACCGTTCCCGATGTGTTTACCGACTTGATCGTGTATTGAGTACTGGATGATATGATTGAAGTTGTAAGCTTTTTCAAAAGGTAGTGACTCATTCATAGTAGAAGGGAGTGTTGCGACGAAGCAATATAAGCGAATTAGTGGTTTCTGGACTAAAAGTGATATGTACACTCCGTGATTTTCCGGTGATAAATACGGGAATTTTCCCGTTGTAACCGTTTTGTTTATTCGCGTTTTTGTGCCCAAAAACACATGAACACGAAGATTGTTCTCGCGCTTATACTGATCGCTGGTCTGGCTTTCTATGCATACGCAAAGGTTGAGCCCCAGGCTGCTCCGGCCGTTCGGTGGCAATACAAGATCTGGGGCTATGAATTACGGGCTGGTCACGGGCCCTCACAGGAAGAATATGAGCTTAACCGCTTGGGCCAACAGGGCTGGGAGATGGTAAACTTTATCAATGAAGAACAGCCCGGTGGGCCTGCTGGTCGGCGCGTTTATCATGTTTACCATTTCAAACGAATGGCACCTTGAGTTTATACATCTATCCTGAAAGCTCTCAATTCCATTGATAAGAACTCCTCTTTTAGATCGAATGAAAAATAACGACGATTTCTTCAAAATCCAGAGTGCATCCTCAAGAATCAAAGCAAAAATTGTAGCAGAGTATTTTCCTCAGTACTGTCGTATTCTGATGAAGAGTCCCAAGGAACATCGACGAATTGTTTATTTGGACTTATTTTCAGGGCCGGGGAAATATGGAGACGATAATCCTTCTACTCCATTACTTATAGCTAAGGCTTGCTATGAAGATGTAAGGTTACGGGATAATGTGCTTTTGGCTTTCAATGATAAAACGTATGCAGAAGAGCTGAAAAAAAATTTTTTAGCACAATTTCCAGAGGGTTCGTTTAGGCATAAGCCACGCTTTGCTAGTCGAACCGTTGGGGAAGATGAAGCAATCCAAAAGTATTTATCTCGTAAGCCTGAAAAAATCAATTATTCACCAACGTTGCTCTTTTTTGATCCTTGGGGTTATAAAGGAATCGACACTAAAACACTTGCGACATTTCTTGAGAATTGGGGTAACGAGATATTTCTATTCGTTAATATTAAACGGATAAACGCTGCTATAGAAAACGATAAGTTTGACGAGTTGATGGAAAGTATTTTCCCGACGACAATTGACTACCTTCGAAAAGATAAAAAATACAAAGCGACTGTTTATGATCGGTTAAATCTGATCATGGATAACCTAGCTGATGAATTTAAACGTGTAACTCCCAATCTCTATCATTGTGCCTTTAAGTTTAGGGAGGAAGATAGCGAAGCCACAAGCCATTTTATCATTCACTTTTGTAAGCATAAGCGAGGCTATGAGCTAGTTAAGCAAATCTTTTACGATTTTGATAACATAGGTGCCTGTCTCGAAAAAGATGGGGTTTACACCTTTGACGCTAAAGTTCAAGGAAGCTCTGCTTCTCTATCCCTTTTTGGAGATTTAAATGTATTGGCATTATCACAACAACTAGAGAGGGCATACAAAGGGCGTACAATAACAGCTCGAAGATTATTTGATGAACACCATCCGGGTAAAAAATTTTGTGCCTCGCATTACGCAAAAACTCTAAGGAAAATGGAGGAAGAAAAGAAGGTAACAGCTATCTTTACTGATGGTAAACAACACAAAGTCAGCGTATTAATTACAGACGACTGCCTATTGTCTTTCCCATAACTATGGCACAATCAAGTATAGAGTGGACTGAAATGACATGGAACCCGACGACGGGTTGCGATAAGGTTTCAGCAGGGTGTAAGTTCTGTTACGCTGAGGTAATGACTCGTCGGCTTAAAGCCATGGGGCAGCTTAAATACTCCCGTGGGTTTAAGGAGGTAGTTACACACGAAAGCGAGTTAGAAACTCCGTTCAAGTGGAAGTCTCCAAAGACGGTTTTCGTTAATTCGATGAGTGATCTGTTCCACATTGACGTTCCACTAACGTTCATCCAGCGGGTGTTTAAAACCATGAATGAGTGCCCCCAGCATACTTTTCAAGTATTAACAAAACGAGCCGAGCAACTTGAAGAATATTCTACACTGTTAAGTTGGACACCTAATATTTGGATGGGGGTTTCAGTAGAGGATGAGCGCGTTATTCACCGTATTGACCATCTACGAAATTCTGGTGCTGAGATTAAGTTCCTCTCCTTAGAGCCGTTAATTGGTCCATTACCAAACCTGAATTTAGAGGGTATTGATTGGGTAATTGTAGGAGGAGAGTCTGGACGTAAACCTCGACTTATGCAAACAGAATGGGTGGAAGACATTCAACAGCAGTGCGAAGTTGCAGGAGTAGCCTTTTTCTTTAAGCAGTGGGGAGGGACGAATAAAAAAGCCAGCGGACGTTTGTTGAATGGGCGGACATACGATGAGATGCCACTACAGATAGCCTGATCAATCTTCATACACGGCCGACGCTGCGCTGTCCAGACTCTCCTGATCCAGATCGTCGAAATAGCCCTCGGTCGTTTTAAACGTCGAGTGGCCCAGCAGGTCGCGGGCGTCGGTGGGTCCGATGCGTTTGTCGACTTTCATGGCCCGGCGTACCTTATCGGCCAGTGAGTGCCGGGCGGAGTGCATCTTCAGCCGCACGTCTTCGGGTAAGCCCAGCTCCTTCCAGCCGATGTCGTGTAGCTTCTGGTTGAGGTTGCTGGCAATGGTCCGGACGGTGTTGGTCAACTGGTCGGCCAAGGCTTCGGGCAGGGCCCGGATCTGCTGGCGGGTGCGGGCCTTGGCGTAGGGGGCTTGCGGGTCGAGAAAGGGCAACAGGTACTCGGTAGGGTTTGCTCCTTTGCGCCAGATAACAGCCAGGTGAGCCTGCGCGGTTTTTGATAGCGGAATCCGAATCCACTTCCCGTTTTTAAGCATTTGGTATGCCAGCCGAACGGGGAGGCCGCCTTCGTCGCACTCGTACCACTCGTACCGCGACCGGATCAGGTCGCCGATCCGCATGCCGGCTTGATAGTAACAGGCCAGATAGCACCAACGGGCCCAGCCCTCCACGGCCGGAATCAGCCCCGGCCCGACTGGATAACGGCCCCGGCGGGCGGCTCCTTTCTCCCAGAGTACCCATTCGTCGGGGCGCAGGGCGTCGAGGTCTTTCTCCCGAAGTCGCTGGATCGTGCGTTTTTCCTCCGTCAGAGCGTCGACGTGGACGAAGGGGCTGACCGTCATGCGGGCTTTTTTGGCAACGCCCTGCTCTCCCAGTAGATCGTGATAGGCAGCCCGAAAGGCAAACAGAGCATTATTGACTGACGAAGGTTTGTTGCCGCTCGCCGTCATATGCCGTTGAAAGCCTCGTATAAGTTCAGGGGTCAAAGCCGCCTGGGGCATCTGCACGCCCTCGGGCCGGGTTTTCAGATACCCTTCGAAGTTGCGAATGTGGTCAAGCCGGTTCTGCCGGGTAGCGGGGGAAATCTGGGTGCCTCGGCTACGGACAGCCTGTCGCATCAGATCGAGTAGGGGAGCGCCCCCGGCTGCCCGTTGATCGGCGGGGAGTTTCGCCAGTTGCCGAAACCGGTCTGTGCATTGCCGGGGCGTAATGGCTGGGTTTTCACTCTGCCAGCTCTCGACCTGCTCACGCACGCGTTTGAGGGCCACTTCAATGTCGCTGTTGAGACTGGCATGATCAGGATGAGACGTACGTACCCAGAACCCGTATTTCTTCTTCGTATTCCAGTCCCGTTTAGGCAACGCAATTGCCGTGGTTGTACGGCCCATCGCTTCGCCGGGCTGGTAGATACGAATTCGTACCCGGTACAGCCCGTCACGGCCAGGGGCGTCGGCCAACTCGACATCGAACGTGGTCTTCTTCAT